GGTGTGGGCCCCAAAATGGCCGCAAATATCCTGGAGAGGTACAACTTGTGCCTGATCCTCCGAGATGGCTACTGTGGCGATCTGGTGGATTGTGAAGGCATAGGCCCGAAGAGGGCCGAGACGATCCGGAAGAATTTGGAGGTTTTGGATTGATTCTATTCAAGCCCGAACACGTCGATATGATACGATCCGGGCGAAAAACCCAAACCAGGAGGATCTGGAAGAAGCCAAGGGCAAAGGTTGGTGCGGTCCATTTGGCGAAGACCAAGATGCTCTCTAGAGAATATTTCGCGAAGTTAAGGATACTGGATGTCTACCGGGAATTTCCTTCAGACATATCAGATGACGACGCCCACGCGGAAGGATATGATGATGCCTCAGCATACTTGACCGCATTTCGCAGGATCAATCATCTGTCCGCCGTTCCCGACAAAACGGTCTTTGTCGTAAAATTTGAGGTGATCGCGTGAACAGTCCAATAATTTTTGACATAGAGACAATTCCAGACAGATTGACCGAATACAACCAGGCTTTCCCAAAGTCGAAAAAGAAGGCAGGAATCCATGCCATCATCAGCCGCGTGGTCGCCATAGGTTATGACCTGGGTGGCTGCCGGAAGGTCATCATGGGCGAGGAAGAGGAGATCCTGAAAGAGTTCGCTGATCTCCTGAACGAGCACCGGACGGCCACACTCGTGGGATTCAATGTAAAAAATTTTGACATCCCACTCATCGGGCTGCGGGCCGCCAAATATGGTATCAAGCTCTGCCTTCCGGACCGGAGATCGCAAAGGATATGTGATCTTTTTGATGTCCTGGGGGGGAAATGGCAAACGGACGTGTCCGCGTGTTCGCTCAGCGAGCTTCATTGGTTCCTGTATGGCGCCGGAAAGCAAACCAACGGCTGTGATATAGCCAAAATGTGGGAAGATGGCGACTTGGAGGGCATAAGGGCACATTGTGCTGAGGATATTGAGGTTACGAGCAGGATCTACAACGATTTCTGGGGGTCTCTCTGGTGAGCCGCGGCCCGATCAGGCACCGGGAAGACTTGGAGGTCTTGCCGAAGGAAGACTCATTCGTCTTCCAGGACCATCTTCCCGGAGTGGCGGGTGGCCTGGTCCACTACTGGAAGGATCGAGGCCTGATCCAGAAGGTCGGAACCGTTCGCAAGAATGGATCGGCAAGGAGAGGTGTGTGGGAACTGACCGAGCGGGCAAGGAGGATATTGGGATGAGTCAGGAGGACATATTGCGATGGCTTGGGGCTAATCCGGGCTGGCACAAGACGGTTGTCATAGCGCGTGGTCTCGGAAAACGACGGCACCAGATAGGCGAAACTCTCCGAACACTGGCAGACCACGGCGACATCCAGAGGCGGCTTTTGGGGAAAGGGCCTAAGGCCGGGCTGGAGTGGTCGGCATGAAAACTAAGAAGACCGGCTGGCCGAAGGCAAGGCCAGCACATTCTTTTGAGAGTCGGGAAGGCCAGGCGTGGCGGCCGGGAAAAGTCCTGAAGGAGGGAACGGACATCTTTGGGAACAAGAAGACATTCCTGGTCGAGGAGGGCCATTTCCGGTGCAAGTGCGGGGCTATTGTCCGTATCGACAAAAATGGTTTCGCTGCATGTGAATCTTGTGGTGAAGTCTTCAACGATCGCAAGACCGTCCGGGGCACTGAGTATCACATGAGCAAGGCACAGAAAAAGAGGGAGCTGGAGCGGTTCAAAGCCTCCCTGGTGAAAGCGTAGCAAAATATATATAGCAGTGCCATTATATATGATATAGGCAGGGCGTTCCTGTCTTTCTTTTGCGTAAGCTTTCGCGTTGTGGTTTTCATGTCTTTCATCAAAAAACGCAAAAAGCCGTATCTCCGGGCAGCGGTCTATCCAAATTTTCCTTACCTGCTCGACGACGAGCCGGATGAGGTCCGGCGATTCCAGAAGCACGAGGCGACATGGACGAACGAGTGATAGATTTGGACCTCTGGGCGGAAGGCAACGCCGAACGGCTGCCTGCAATCACAGTCACCGCGGCCGGCCTCAGGATCGAGGGAAGTCGGGCCGAATTTGATAGGCTGCTGCTAATCCTGGGCGGGTGGATGAAGCCCTAGGCCTGTGATAATAATGACAAGGATTGATGATATGTGTCAAAAGGTAAGCCTTGCTCTATTTGCGCGGACAAAAACCGATGCAAGATAGATGAATGGTATATCAAAACCACGGATATCCGCGGAACTGCGCGGAAGTTCCGCGTTTCTGAAGATGCTCTTGGTAGGCATATTTCGAAGGGCCATATTTCGAAAGTAATAGAAGCGGCTGTAAACGATTCTGAGAAGAAGAGAGGCCTAGATCTTCAGGCATGCGCTCAGGAGATCTATGATATAGCCACGAGTTCTGCGATAGAAGCCAAAAAGGCACGGCAATTCGGGGCAGTTGGGTCCTGTCTTGCACCGGCTGCAAAAATAATAGATGTGCTCAGCAAAGGCGAACCTCAAAATATCAATCTTAACATGTCCACCGATTCTGATTTAGATGCTAAACTTGAAAGGCTTGTCGCGGGCCGAAAAGCTTGAGTTGATTAATTACATTTTCAAGAAATGTCCTTCCCAGTGGGCCGAAGAGTCGTTTGGCCTGGTGCTCGATCCATGGCAAGCAACGATGCTGGACAGTCCATCCAAAAGAATAGCGCTCAACATCCATCGGCAGGGCGGCAAGAGCACAATGTCGTCCCTGATATGTTTGCATACCGCTCTCTTCCGGCCGGGCAGTCTCAGCCTGATCATTGCTCCCGCTCTCCGACAGAGCCAGGAGAACTTCAAGAAGATCCGGTTCTTCATTGATCAACTCTCGGAAGTTCCTAAGTTCGATGAGTCTACTAAGCTGTCGTTGCAATTCGAAACCGGTTCTAGAATATTGTGCTTGCCCGGCGGCAACGATGGTAAGACCATCCGGGGCTTCTCCAGACCGGACGTGATTGTGGAGGATGAAGCAGCTCAATGTTCCGATGAGCTGCACTATGCGATCATGCCGATGATGGCGACTTTCCCGGACTGCAAATATGTGATGGCTTCAACCCCATTCGGCCAGAGGGGGCACTATTACAAGATTTGGACAGAATCCCAGGCATGGGAGAAGTACGAACTCAAGGCTTCAAACAATCCCAGGATCTCGACAGAGTTCTTGGAAGAGCAACGGACAAGCCCAATGGGTCCGTGGTACTATGCCCAGGAATATGAGTGCGAGTTCGTGGCAGGTGAAACCCAACTGATCAGCCATGAAAGCATCCTGAAGGCGATGGATAGCAGTATTCCGGTAGTTGATATTTCTTGACATTCATTATTAGTCTTGACCCCGCACAATTAAGAGATTGGTCAGCGGTTGCAGTCGTAGACATGCAATATCGACCAGACACAAGACGATTTGGCTACTCTCTGATAGCGATGGCCCGGAAGCAGGGCCTTCCTTATGATCAGATCGTTGATTGGGTATCAAGAATCTACCACAAGCCCGAGTTCAATCAACGGCAGCCGCCTGAGTTGGTGGTCGATTCCACTGGCGTAGGCGTCGCCGTGGTCGATATGCTCCACACCAGGGGACTGAGGCTCAATGCTGTGACAATCACGGCGGGCGAATCATTCAGCCAACAGGGCTCGATATTCCATGTCGGGAAAGCTAGGCTCATAGGCACGTTCCTTGGGGCCTTCGATGGCGGAAAGGTGCAGGTCAACCCCAATATGCCGATCTGGCCTCAACTGGAGAAGGAGATGCTGTCCTACCGAGCTGAGATATCTGCACAGGGGCGGGCCAAATTCGAAGCCGAAGAAGGAGAGCACGATGACATGATATTTGCTCTTGCTCAGGCCATTTGGTTCGGCGAAGAGGCGAAGCGAGGCAAGCGGCTATGATCTGCATTTTCTGTGGCTCCAGGATCGGCCAGGAGTTCCCGATCCCCGTGGCCCGGCTGGAGTTTACGCCCATAGTTCCCCACGTTCCGGGCATTACCGAGAACCGCCTGGGGCTCACCGTCCTGCAGGACCGCCTATGCTGCCAGGAATGCTACATGGAAATCCAGAAGAACGATTTTGAGGCCATACGTGAGGCCGGGAAGATGCCGAATGCTCACTGATCTATCTTTCGTTGCTGATGGCAAACCATGGCCGCCGACGGACGCCGATGAGGCCGCCCGGCTCAAAGAGCACGCTTTCATGAGGCAGATCTACAACGGCCTCCATGAGAAAGTGTTTCCACGGTATATCACATACCTGGTGGATGCTCCAAAGGATTCCAAGAAGCAGAAGATCATCCTCGACTGGCCAGAGCTGGCCACAGACAGCTATCTCAACCTCCTATTGGGCGAGGAGCCTGAGATCATGGCCAGGAACCGCGATGACCTGCCGACACTGCCAACTGACCAGGCTTTCATTGACGTCAGCCGGTACGGAATAGGCCTGTTCGAAGTCTCAGACGATGGTATCCAGGCTCTCAACCCCGAAAACTGCTATATCGTGGTCACTCCTGGCAACATCCAGAAGCCCCAGGCGTTAGTCTTCTTCCATATCTGGAAGGAGAAGGAATCTCAGAGCGGCAAGGAAAAAGAAATAGAGTATATCAAGTTTACTGTCCACCAACCCGGAAAGATTCGGCACTTAATTTTTCTGATATCTCCTGGGGCAGGGCTTACCAAATCGGAGAAAAAGCTCAGCGGCCCGCTGCCTCTCGGGAACTTCCCGGCATATTCTGACCTAAAGGTAGATGCCGAAGGCTACCAACATCCTCCTGTCGAGGACATGCTTGTCGTGGCCGTCCAAAACAAGCTCTCCTCCGAGCGGTATTACGGCCAGAGCGACTACAAGCCCTCTATACTATCGCTCATAGAGTCGCTGGAACTCCTATTTGCTCAGAGAGCGGAGGTCCTAGCAAAGTTTACGAGCCCCACGCCAGTTGTTCCCGAGTCAGCAACTGTATTCGATCATTCTAAACAGGAATGGATCTATACGCCCGGCCAGGCGATCATTACCAAGCCGGGCGATCCGTCACCTTCGCTGATGGTCTGGCAGGCTGAGCTGGGCGCAGTGGACCGGGCAATAGAGCAGAGCATGGACCAGCTCCTCCAGATGCTCCAGCTCTCCAGAGTCCTCCTGGCCGGCCAGGGTCAGGGCACCGCCGAAAGCGGCACTGCTCTGAGGATTCGACTCATACCGACTCTATCAAAGGTTTCGAAGTACGCGCGGGCAGCAGAGAAAGCAATCCCTGACGTGCTTCATCTCTGGTCTCAGCTCCATCTTCCTGAAATCCTGGCGGAAGATATCGAGGTCCATCTTCAGGACGGCATACCCGATGATCCTCAAGAGACGACTCAGACCTGCGCTCTGGCCGTCGCTGGGGGGTTCATGTCAGTAGAAAAGGCCGTGTCGGTCTGCCAGGGGCTTGCTCTCGATAGCCCGGAGCTGGCCGAAGAGGTGGCAAGAATCAGAGCCAGGCCTGAACCCGGCTTGCCGACAGGCGATCTGAATGCCTGAGGCTATTGTAATTATCGGGGACAAGTGGGCCCGGAAGATCGAGAAGGGTTTCCTCCAGTGGATCGAGGACAACGAAGACAAAAAGCCAGCCGAATGGGGCAAATTCAATCTCAAGCCATTCATCCAAGGAGCTTTTGAGGAAGCGACGGGGGTCGCAGAATCTCAGTTCTCTGACATGGGCATTGGGATGAAGTTCAACCTCCGAAGCCCCCTGGCAGAGAACTGGATTCGGCTTCACGCGGCCCAGGATATCCAGTACATAGACGCTACAAGCAAGAAAGCCATCCGCCAGATCATTCTCCGGGGCTTCGAAGAAGGGATCACTCATCAGAAACAGGCTCAGCTCATTAGGCAGTACATTGGCCTCGATCCCAGGCGGGCTACTGCCCTGGAGAACTATGAGAAAGCGCTCATCGAGTCCGGGGCGTCCCCCCAGGCAATCGAAAAAGCCGTCCTAAAATACCGCAAGAAGCTGATTGCTGACAGGGCCGAAGTCATAGCTCTCACGGAAGGTCACATGGCCTCTAATGAGGGCTACAGGCAGGCCAACGAGGAAGCTGTCCGACGGGGGATCATAGATCCTAACGAATATGAGCGCTACTGGATGGTGACCCGCGACAATCGGCTATGCCCACTTTGTGAGGCCCGGGCCGGGGACACTGCTCCTATTGGCGGGCAGTTCTCGAAGGGCGGCAATGGTGCTCCTCTCCATCCGAGATGCAGATGCACCGAGGGTCTGAGATCGAGGTCTTCATGAATCTCAACAGTGCCCTAAGAGCCTATGATGCTATGGGCCTCCCAAAGTTCCCGATCACTATAAACTTGGAGCCTACAAATGCCTGCCAACTCCGATGCAAGACTTGCTACAGGCGGGGCAGGCCAACGGGCTTCATGTCGCCGGACACATTTGAACTGGCGGCGGACCAGATCTACGAAGTCCCCACAATCTCGATTATCAAGCTCTTCCTGGCCGGAGAACCGTTGTTGCATCCGGGTCTTTCAGAGATGGTTGATCACTTCTCCGAGAAAAAGACCAGGCTAGGAAAGAGATATTGGACTCAGATCTCGACCAACGGCTCCATTCCGTTCACTGATTATATAGATCGAGTGGACTCGATCAACGTAAGCCTTGGAGGGCTTGGGCAGAGGCACGAGGAGAACCGGGCAGGCTCATCCTGGGAGGCGGTGCACCAGAACATCATGGACTGCGCCGAAACCAGGCGGTGCAAGACCAAGCTCTCTGTAAACATGGTGCAGACGGATGAGCCCGAACGCGAGATTGAGCAGTTCATGACCTACTGGCAGGATAAAGTCGATTCCGTATTCGTCGCCCGCTACCATTCGCCCAAACTGGCGATATCCGGCGCTTGCCAGAAGCGCGGGCAGTGCATGTACCTTCATCACAGCATAGCTATCCTGTGGGATGGCCGGGTTACTACATGCTGCTCTGACCTCCAGGGCATAAACGCATACGGCAGCATCCAGAGCGGCCACATAAAGGGCATGAAACAACCCGCTGGGCCTCTTTGCGAGACCTGTGACATTTGGAAATTATAATTATTCTTTGCCTACTCCGGGCATAATCGGAGGGAGTTGATGTTTCATGACAGAACCGACAATACCACCAGCCGGTACGCCTCCGGCAGAACAAGGCGGTAATGAACCTCAGAACGAGGGAAAACTAACTCAGGCCGAAGTTGATGCTATTGTGGCTGATCGCCTGGCCAGGGAACGCAAGAAGTACGCCGACTACCCCGACCTGAAAAAGGCTTCGGAGGAGCTAGCAGAGCTGAAGAAAAGCCAGATGACCGAAGTCGAGAAGATGAAGGCGGAACTGGCTGAAAAAGATGCTCTGCTGCAATCGAAAGATCAAGAACTGTCCGGTCTCAAGCTGGAGCGGATCAAGGCCGCTAAGCTGACCGAGGCGGGAGTGGCAGCCGAATGGATTGACTCCGTATCCGGGACCACGGAGGAAGAAGTGGCAGCGAGCGTCACTAAGCTGGCAGCTAGGCTCAAGGTCGAGCCGCCCAAAGCAGCTCAGGGCGCGGGGCAGACTGGTATCCAGAGCCAGGTTAAGAACAGTTCAAAAATCTGGACTCAATCAGAAATCAAGGAACTCCGGCTTTCCGGTCACCTCACGGATGAGGTTATGGCTGAAATCAAGCGGGCTACTGCTGAGGGCCGGGTTCAGTAGGTGCAATTATTATGGCATTCGAAAGTTGGAAACCTGAAGTAATCGCAGCCGATGTCCAACATCAGCTGGAGAAGTCTCTCGTTTACGGTCAGCCCGGTGTGACCAATCGTAACTACGAGGGCGATGTACAGTTCGCGAAGAGCGTTAGAATAGTGGGTGTGGGCTCAGTCACCGTCAAGAACTACACCCAGAATTTCGACATGGCCGATCCGGACACTGTCCTGGATACCAGCCTTGAGATGACAATTGACTATGACAAGTATTTTAACTTCAAGGTCAGCAACAAGGATCAGGCCCAGACCAAGATCGATATCATGGGCGAGAACAACAAGGAAGCCGCATACGCGATTCGGGATGCCATCGATAGCATCATTGGATCTCTCTATACCGATGCTGCGGCTGCCAACCTGATCGGCACGGACGCTGCCCCCAAAACACCGAACCTCACTCAGGGCGACGCACTCAACATCTACAATCTCATCGAGGATTGTGGTGTGGCCCTGTCAGAGAGCAAGGTGCCTCTTGAGGGCAGATGGATGATCGTGCCGCCCCGGTTCGCCGGAATGATCCGGAAGGATCTCAAGCTCACTGCGGCCGCACCCCAGATTGCCCAGCCTGGTATGCTGAACGGCAGCATCACGAGGATTGGGGGATTCTCCATCATGGAGAGCCACAACGTCCCCAACACCGCCGGAGCCAAGTACAAGATCATGTTCGGCACCTCCAAGGCGATGACCTTCGCAAGCCAGGTCAACGACGTCCGGATCATGGACATGGAGAAGCAGTTCGCCAAAAAGGTTGACGGCGAATACGTGTTCGGCTGCAAGGTCGTGAGGCCCGAGTGCCTGGGCGTGATGACCGCATCATTCTGAGGTGGAAAGATGAAAAAGATATTTGCATTCCTGCTAATGCTTATGCTGCTCACTGGAGCGGCATCGGCAACATACACAGCAATCTCTAAGGTCGTCAGCCTTGATAACGAGAACGACTATGCCAGCGCTCCCGCCTCATGGGATACCCTGCTTGACGGGCAAGCTGGCAGTCCTTAAGGTGGCGAGCTAGTGGCTGCCGCTAAGACTGTCAGGTTCCGTACCAAGGCCACGGGCGTAACCTGGGAGATGGAAGAGGGCTCTGAAGCGGCATTGCGATGCCGTCGCCTGAAACTCGATTACGAAGAGGTCAAGCCGGAGAAATCCGGCTAATTATTTTTCTTAATAATAAACTTTAATCCAGGAGATAATAATATGACTAAAACTGTGATATCCATAGCTGCTCAGAATACGTTTACTACTGAGATGAACTGCCCGAGGGACAGCGTGTTGGTGGTCCTGAACCCGACCGGAGGCACGGGCGTGGGCACTGTGACCACTCAGATCAGGGACTACACGAATCCGGTTTCACCCGGTGCTTGGGAAGACTGGGACCGGCGGGTGGTAGCTTCTGGCGCCTGTCAAGCTTTCATCATCGATGTGCCGGTATCCAACCAGCAGATCCGGGTAGGTTTCAAGACCGGCGAATATACCTCCGGAACCCTGACCGGACGCGTGCAACATAGCTGAGGCATCCATGAGCTACGTACTGCCTTATGCCAGCCGATCGGTATCTAGAGGGAGCTGCTCGATACCGGTCAGGGGGCCGCTCCGGATAGAGGACGAGTTAATCCATGCTCTCGATTATCTCTATTCCAAGGGGATCGTGATCAACCAGTTCCACCTCACGGCGACCACAACGGGCGCGAGTGAAACGGTATCCATAACCAGGCTGACCACCTATTATGACACCACTATTGATTGGGGCGACGGGTCCGCGCCCGAGACGCTGGTAGCGGGCGTTACCACCGCCCGGACTCATGTCTATGCCACTGCGGGCACCCATCCCATCACGGTGAACCATGCTCACCTGATCACCCAGCTCCGGGTCGATAATGCGAAACTTGGTGGTCTCGACACGGCAGAGCTGAAGTACAGCAAGCTCACCTACTTCTGGGTCACTCTTGCGACCGGGTGCACGATCGATTCGGCTGACATGGTCGACTGGAGGCCGACGAACTGGCAGCTCTACTCGATGCCTGCGGGTACCTATTCGATATCGAGCGCCAACATGGTCGACTGGAGGCCGACGAACTGGCAGCTCTACTCGATGCCTGCGGGTACCTATTCGATATCGAGCGCCAACATGGTCGACTGGAGGCCGGCGTACTGGGGGCTCTACTCGATGCCTGCTGGTACCTATTCGATATCTAGCGCCAACATGGTTGACTGGCGACCTACGATCTGGCGGCTCTACTCGATGCCTGCCGCCGGATCGTCGTATACTTTCGCCGCAAGTTGCATGCGGGCTTGGACGGCGCTGACGACGCTGACTATGAACGATTTGGGGCTGGATGCCACTACAATCGATCTGGTGCTCGCAGACCTCTACGCCGGCAGGATGGGCTATACGGCAGCGGCTCCGACAGCCGTAATGGGCGGGACTAATGCAGATCCCACCGGCGTCTATCAGGCTATGGTGCC